CCCCATGATGACGGGGTGTTGTCCAGTAGCACCATCAAGAAAGAATCCCATTACCCAATCACCTTTCTGTAATCTTACAGGAGAATGATTGCTCTTTCCTTCACTTGATGTGTGTGTCACTGGCATTAGCACAGTAGCCCAAGGCAAATCCTCATAGGGAACAGATGTACAACTCTTTAGATGTTGCCCTACGATTCTTACTTTATATCTAAAAGATGCCTTTGGGTCTTTGTCTGTTTCAACTTGCCCAATCCACCAATAGAATCCGTCTTTACCTGCGAATCCAATTGGTGTATTTAATTCAGGTAACAGCATGATTAGTTATCATAAATTCTACACTCTAAAGCATTTGGATTCTCATCGCAAAATAATTCAAATGGAGTTGGGTCGTGCTGAGTTTCTGGGTGTCTCTCCAGAAATTTTTCTAGTGCTTCTAATTCTTCTTCAGCATGTCTTCTTGCTTGCGATGACACTAAAGCATCATCAATTATTTTTTTGTCGTGTTCAATATGTTTGTGAATGTTTTCCATCTTAACTACCTAAGTTGTCTCGTATTAATTCCACATTTGAAACGGCAACAAGTCCTACGTTATTATCTCTTAGAACTTCATAAGATATTTTACTAATTAAATAAACTCCACTATTAGCTTTATCAAAAAGTTCTTTCTCTCTTTCTGATGCGAGAGATTGATTTGGTAACTTAACTTTTAACTTATCGCCTGCTCTTAATTCTAAATTCAATGGTATAGTAATATTTAGTACCTGATTTTTCATTATCATACTTCTGCTAATAGATTGTGCCATCCATTGTTTTTTGAAGTCTGGATATGGTGTTGCTTGCCCGCCAGAAGATTGTGTTGGGTCAGCGATACCAAAACCAGAATAGAATGTTTCATGATCATAGAACTGAAGCATTACTCTCGATGGGTACTGTGAAAAGTTTTTAATCTGATCAGGAATCTTTTCATCAGTGCCGAGATGTTTCATCTGTTGATATTCTTTTTCCAAGGAAAATTTATACTCTTCGTATTCTAATGATGATGGATTGAAGAAAGAAATTACAGAACCATACACACCATATCTCATTTTCTGTAAAATATTTTCTTGACTGCCGAAAGAATAATTTAGTATTTTGTAAGTGTTGTTTTCGGTATTTGACTCTGGTGTTTGAGCAATTGAATACGCATACTCTTTATGTTTTTCTGGGTCCGATACTAACTTATCAATAGATTTAAAAACGTATCCATCGTATGTTTCAAAGAACTTATAACCAGCACTTCCAGAAATTATCTTTGTTGTATCAGGAACATCGGATTTTATTGCTCCTGGATTATCTGTTTTAGTTGTTTTAGATGCCGCTGCTTTTTGTTGTGGATTAGCAGCACTTGACACACACTCGGGGAGTAAAGACGCTATCATGTCAAAAGGTCTTTTCATAGATGGAATTTCTTTTGTCTTATATTTACAAGTTTCAAAGTTGGAAGATTTAATTTTAGACCCCGCTTCTAGATAATTTGTTAGTATATCTTTTACAATAGTGTCTCCAGTGCCTTCTACTTTTTTACCAATACGAAGGACTTCATTCTTAAGTGCTTCCATGGTAAACAAATCTAAGATATACATCTGAGTATTTCTAGAAACAATTCTATTTCTTATGCCATAAATTACAAACTCATACTTGTATTCCGTTTTTGAAATTGCTGGAACTTGTATTTTTATGACAACTTTTTCTGTTCCTACAATTGGTGCGGTGGCAATCAAGTTAGTCGCGGTATCAATTAATGTTAATTCTGCTGCCATGGTAGGCATATCAATTCCTTCATAGATACGAATACTTTCAATCTGAGCTGCTGGTTTCGAACCAGTAAGGATATACTTCTTACCTTTTAATCCTTCAATGTATACTTCCTTTACTACCGCATTTAAATCGTTCATTTTTTAATTCCCCCAAGGATTAATGGTCAACACAGAAAAAGCTATTCCACTACCAAAAGCATCACCAACATAAGAACTTGTTGATTGCCCTTCATCATTTGATACTGGTATAATAGGAGCTGGTCCAGCTTGCTGATATAAATTTATAATGGTAGCAGTATCCAAACCATCAAATGGTTGTGCTGTTGGAGTAGGCACAGATTTGGCAGGAGATGATCGTGGTGCTACTGCCGTTGCTGTTGGTCGTGGAATCAAATCATCCCCAACAACAGTAGGTTGACCAGGAAATTCTTTATCGGTTCCTAATAAGTTTCTTCCTTGTTGTCTCATTTGTGACGCAGTAATCATTCTCCTGATGTCACCCACATCATCTGATATGCCTGATTGTTTTACTGACCCACCTTTCTCATAATTTCTACCCATCATTTCTTGTATAGCTTTATTTGTATTTGCTGTTCTATCAGCAAGTCTACCCATTGGAGCATCGGAATAGATGCCAGTCTTTCCTTGTTCAACTGACTTCATACCTGTTACCCACCCTAAGAAATCCCACCAAGGTTTCTTGACAACGCCACCTTCTTTCATTGATGGTTTGATAGTTCCTCCCCTTTCTTGATCACCTCTAACTCTAGAACTTCTTGCGTTGGAGATGTCTGTTTCTGCTATCCACTTGAAAGTATTTTTAGCACTCTCTGGCATATGAACACGCATAAAAGCTCTCACTTCATTAAAAGCTTCCGTAGCAATAGCACTGTTTTGTATATTGCCAGCACCATCTTTCTTTCCTTGGTAAACCATTTTCGGTGCCCAATTAAATATTCCTGGTTTTTCCCAAACTTCAAAAGACCCATTGCCGCTGTTTAATAATATATGATGACTTTTATTCCACTTTGATTCTGAACGGAATGGTAAGTATCTTTGCTTTACTTCTTTATTTTCTAAATGTTTTCCTTCTTCGACTGTTAGATCTGGTATAGCCGCGCCCTTTTGACTGGTTGGATCGGAATACTTACCGTCCATTGGTTTTTGATTTCCATTTGAAGGTGGTGGAGATGCTGGATTGCCAGATGGATTTGATTGTGGTGGAGTAACTCCTGGTGGAGGTGTAGTTACTGTAGGATTTGGTGTTGTTCCTTCTGTTTTCTCTTCTTTTTTCTTAGCCCCCAATGCTTCTAAAGATCCAGCAATTAAATTTTCTAAAAACTTATCTCTTGTTTTTTTGGCACCAGCATCTTCTCTAAATCTACCACCACCAACTTTTATGTTTGGAAGTGTTTGTGACATACCAAATGTTCTTGCTAAATTAGAAATGTCTGGACCTAGTGCTTGTGCGACTGGAGCACCTAATGGTCCCATACCTTTGATGAACTGATCAACTACCGCAAGAGTAGAGGCACCTGATGCTTGCATTCCAGGATCAGATTCGCCCTCTGGAGTGGCAGAAGGTTTAGCATTAAACATGCTACGAGCAGATCTCGAATTCAAATCAACGACTGCTTCTTTACCTGCTTCGCCTATCATACTATTCGTTCCACCAGTCATGCCACCAGCAAACTTCATGGTGCCAGAAGAATGTTTGATTATTGCCCCTGAAGATTTATTTTTATCATTTTCTAATTGTTGATTGACGAGTGTAGGAATTAAAAATCCACCAGTCAAAGGATTTGATGCTTGTTCTATGAGAACTTTTTCCTTTTGTTTTTCTGTTAATGCTTGACCAGATTTCTTTTCTTTTTCAGTTACTACTCTTTCCGCAGTAGATTTAGAATCTTGACTGAGTTTAAATGCACTGAGAGTAGTAGCAATTATAGGTATAGTGAGAGGATATTGTATGGCAGTTCTTAATCCACCCATAATACCAGCACCAATACCCATATCACCAGCACGTTGTAATAAAGCACCAGTAAGTGTGCCACCACCATCTGCGCTGCCACCACCTCTTCCACCACCCGTTGCTCTCGGTGCACCCGTTGCTCTCGGTGCTTTACCAACACCACCGCCTGGTCTCAATGATTTAACACCAGAAACTATAGAAGATTGATTCTCAAGTTGATCTGATAGAATACTTGTGATTGCTTGTACACCAGTAGCCGTGAAGGATTGTGCTTGTAACTGCTGATTTAAAATGTTGGTTATGGCAGCAAGACCACCAGCAAGACCAAGAGTATCTGCTGTAAGAGATCCAAATCCTTCAGTTAAAATTTTAGCAAGACCAGTAGCACCACCAGAAGTTCTTGGTTGTTTACTCTCTACTTCCTCTGCTTTTCCTTTGTCTGGTTTAAATAAATTAGTAACTGAAGATAGAGCACCTGTCAATAAGTTAGTTGACTGTTGTGGTGTATCTTTCTTGGATTTTTTCTTCTTGCTTTTATCTTTCTTCTTCGCTGCCTTTCTACTTTGAGTAGCTTTAGATAGTATAAAACCTGTTAAAGTATTATTTTCTGCTGGCATTTCTTTACAGGTCTCCTACTTGTTGTATTTATCGAGCACGTCTCATTCCTAACTCTCTTTTTAACTTATGAGAATTAAAAATTAAATTGGGGATAAAAGTAATCGCACTCTGAACTTGTTGTACAAAATTTGGTTGACTGGGGGAAGACATATTGTTCACAATAATTCTGTTTGATGATTGCGATTGTGTGGAAGGTGTTCTTGTTTGAGATGATATCATCTTAGGAACTGGTGCTGGTTTAGGTAACTTAGCATCATAAAACCATCCATGAAAATTATATCTTGGTCCTCTTGTAACATCTCCAGGTTTCATATATGGTTTTTGACTTTCTCCCATAAAGTCTGTTCTACCACCAATAAATCTTTGTGCCTCTCTTTGTAATGATGGATTTGTTATTGATTGAGCCGCCATATCTACCTTCTGTCCATTTCCAGCAGCAGCAATAGCAGATTTCCTATCTCTTATTGCTGCCCACACGCCAGCGTTATGGAAAGTAGGTTCGAACTGACCAGGAGCAGTAATGATAGCACCTATAGATTTACCACCAGGGTATGTTCCTATAGCAGCACGATTATACAACGCTTGGGCTATATCAGCTTGTCCTTGTGGATGTAAACTATCTTCCTTTGAAGCTAAAGCAGCAATCTTCCAGAAATCAGCAGAACCACCAGTAGAAAATTCATTCACACGTTGAGTGTTAGATCCCATAGCAATTTGTCTCCATCTTTTTGATACTCCGAGAGGATCTTTAAAAATATCATATCGTTTATTTTTAACAGGATATACCTGAAATCCTTCACTACTTTCAACAACAATTTCAGAACCATGTAGTGTAACTGGCATCCCAAGAATTGTGGTATCATATCCACCATCTGGTCCAGTAATTAAATATGGTGTTCCTGGTGATATGTTTTTACCTATACTTGCTCCTTCCTGTAGTTTATATTTTTTCTTTTTCTCTTCTACGTGTGCGTCTAAATCTGATCTAGTAATTTTTCCATCTTGGTTATAATCCAGACCGACGTTTGCTTCATAATATCTTTCTCCTTTGACTGTCAAAACATCTTCTTTAATAAATGCTGGTAAAAATACTGCGGCATATATTTGCCCACCTGTAGCACCTTGAGGTAATTTGTTATCAAAATATTTTTCTACATATTTCATTTGCTGCGCTCTAGTCATGCGAGCAAGTTCATCCGTAGATGTTCCCAATCCAGCTGCTGTAGAAGGAATGAATTGTATTAATCCAGTTGCTCCGCTTTTGGGGTTTCTAATATCTGGTTTTAATGTTCCACCAGTTTCAACTAACATCACCGCAAGAAGATCATTGGCATTGATATTGAATTTTTTTGCTACTCTGTTTAATTCTGCTGTAAATTCTGGATCGTCCTTCCAGTTTGCTGGAACAAATCCTGACGGTCTATTTGGATCGGTTGGATCTATTGTTCTATCAATAAACTTTTTAATAAAATCCTCATCACCTAAAAATTGCCCCCAAGTTTTACCAAAATCTCTTTGCTGTTGATTTAAATCAAGCATCGCGGCTTGTACAGGACCACCCACCAAAGAATTAACAACGCTATCAGTAATACCTAGAGCAACTGAAAATGGTTTTACAATACTATTCAGATATGGTTTGAAAAATCCCCCCAAAGAACCAGATGATTTTATAAAATCACCGAGCACAGATAGAGCAGCAATACCAGATGCTTGTAATGGCAGTGATAATGTATCTGCGTATGGTTGTAATTGTTTTTCTTTTCTTTCTTGTTTTGTTTGCCCAGGAACAACACCACCGCTTGCCATTTTATTTGGCGATGATGGTGAAGGTGTTTGTGGAGATGGAATATTTAATTCTTCTGGTGTTTTCTTGGGAAACTTAGATATTTTTTCTTCTACTTTATTGTAAAATAAATTTTCAAGCAATGCGTTCTTAGAAAACATTGCTGCAATAACGCTTACTTTATTGGCAATTTCATTTTCTATTTCAATTGCTTCGTTTCTTAGATCAATTTGCTCATTAAGTTTTTCTAAATTTTCTTCCGATTTTTCAGTTAAAGAATCGAATTCTAATTGTAAAGATTGTTCAAAACTTAGTGCTTCCTCTCTGTTTTGTTTTGCCTTCGCAGCAATTTGCTCATTGAGGTTCATCTTATGCTATCCTCCTCATCTGAGTAGTTGACATGACAGAACTTGTTGGGATGTCAACAGACACAAAAGCAACCTGTGATTTAGATGATTGTGGAATTATGGTTGGGGAAGATGTGGAAGGCACAGACATCGAAACAGTTTTTGGTTTTGGTTTATTTTTTAAGTTGCCATATATATCCATGTTTTGATCAGCGCCTTTCATTCCAGCGTCTCTCATCACATCTCTCAATTTATCATAGTATTGCTGTTGCTTTACAGCAGTTCTTGCGGCACTGTTAACTAAAGGTTTGTATGCTCCACCACCTGGCATGTTGGTTATATCTCTTGCGTTTTGTATAGCGTTTCTTAATTGTTGATTGTTGGTTGATGTTATAGCACCCTGAGGTTTAACTTGCCTCTGAGCGTTGGGTGGTGTATACAATCCATGAATGCCTGGTAAATATCCTGGACCAAAATCGGTAGGAATAAAATACTTACCAGTCTTTTCGTAGTATCTTCTATTTTCTTTTTGAGAATACTCACCCATATTTCCTT